CTAGGTGTTCCTTCACCTGGATCTGATGCGTTTCGGCGTCGAATGCCATGCTCTGGCGTGTGGCGTCCATCCCGAGTTGGCTGCTCTGGATTTGCTGCTCCAATGCCTGTTGACGAAGTGGCACAAGGGCACTTTCGTTGCGTGCCTGCTGCATCTGCTGGCCCTGCTGGATGCCACTGCCAAGTGCGCTCAGGTAGCTTTCTGCAATGTTCATGCGTATCCCCAGAGCGCGAGATTGGATGCGGATGGCTTGATCCCGAAGCCGGGGTTGGCGCCAAGAATGCCGGACTGCGCCGCGCCAATGGTGGACCCGAGGCCGCTCAATCCGCTTTGGATCGCGGCGTTCTGGCCCGTGTAACCACTCGCCCGCGCCTGCCCCTGTGCCATGTAAGCGTTGCCAACGCCGCTGGCCGTGTTCATGTTGACGTTGGTCGTCGCGGAGCCGTAATTCGATCCGGCATTGCCCGATGCAGACGCATAGTTCTGCCCTGCGGCGTCCTGTGCATTCCCGGCAATCTGGCCAGAGCCAGAGATGGACGCGAGTTTGTTGAACTCGTTGTTCATGCGGTCCATGTAGCGATTGTAGAAGGTGCCGTATTCCTGCGAGGCAAGGCCGCTGTTGTAATTTCCCATGCCCTTGAGCAACGAACCGGAGACGCGCAGGCCGGAAGCCGACGCCTGCCGGTTCATCGCGTTCTCGCCCTCGGATTTGCGGAATTGGTAACCCGGATCTGCGGTGAATTGTTCCAGCGTCGGGGCGGCCACCCATGTCCTTTCGGACATTTTGGAAAGCGCGGCCTGACCAAGCTTTCGCGTCGGCTCATTGCGGGCAGTCGTCTCGTTGTAAACCTGCTTGTTGAAGGCAAGGTTTTTGTCGTAGATTTCCTTGTTCAGCGCGTTGGTCTCTTGACCAAGCTGCAACGTCGAATCCGCCGCCTGTCCTGCGGCCTTCGCCTGAGATTTCGCCGCACTGCTGGCGGAGCGCGATCCCAGCAGGGACGATCCGACAGACGCGGCGCCTAGGGCTACCACTGGATTAGGCATTGAATTCACCCCACAGGCTATCGACGGTCTCGCCGTACGAACGATAGATTTCCGGCCCGACCTTGGCTGCCCACTCATCCCCGCCGACAATCATCGCGATGAGGTGCAGAACCGAATAGTAAGCGGCGCGGAGCATATACGCTTTTTCCACATCATGCCGCGAACCGCGTTCCAGCACATTCGCCGATCGCCATTGCAGGTAAGCCATCAGCAGTGCGGGGCGCAGGATCGGCGCGTATTCCGAGAAAAACGGATCATATTCCTTGCCGAATGCCCACCATGCAATCATGGCGTTGTGATCAGCACAGGCGCCTTCGTCCTCTAGGTCATCCCATTGCTGGATGGCGTCCCAGAGCGTCAACGCGAACGTCACCGCCGCCTCATTGCCCTTGAACCAAGCGTGCATCGTCATGGGATTCGGCCCGAGATGGTGACCGTCAGCGATGTTGCCGCACTTGCCTGCATGTGCAATTCGTCTGCGACGCCAAGCGCCTGGTTGACCAGAAGGGAAAGGCTGATCTGCGCATTGGCGCCGACCGAAACCGCGTTGTAGATCATGTTGTCCGCCGCCGCAGTTCCACCGCCCGGAACGATCCAGACGTTTAGGGTCAGCGCCCCGGCGGTCGTGTTGCAGACAGATACCGCATCAAGCGATGTCAGCACTGTTGCCGTATAGATCGCCGCCGCCGTTGCCGATGGTTGCCCTTGGTAGAGGATCGCTTTGGACATTAAATCGGCTCCATGTCGTCAATTTCCTGGGGGATGGCCCACACCGGCGCGAACTGTTCCGCCTGCAATGCCGTCACGCCAACCTGCAATGCCGTCACGTCGGCTTGTAACTGCGTGATGTCAGTCTGCGCCTGCGTAATGTCGGTCTGCATTGACGCGATGTTGTTGGTGTTGTTGAGCACATCCCCAGTGAGGATCACATCTGCGCTTTGCAGAGCGACAATCTGGCTTTCCGTGACGCCAACGCGCGCGTCCAGTGTGTCTATTTCCGTCTGGGATGTTGTCCCTCGCGCTACCTCGGTCGCAAGCTCAAGCCAGCGAAAGAACGGCTCGTTCATCGTGACCTGATCGCCCCTGGAGGATGAGCCAATCGGAGTTCCGCGCCGCAGCGGGGGGATATTAGCCAAGGCGACCACCATAGATGTCTCGGGCTATCGGGTCTGTCGTCCAAACCCGAAGCTGCACGAAATTCAGATACGTTCCGAGGTTGTGCCACTTCGGGACGATGCGATAATTCCCCATGCTGCCAAGGCTGCGGGTGTCATCCGTGGTCCAAAGCTTGCCGTCAGGGCTCACATCCAGCGAAATGGTCCCCTCCCGGCCCAGATCCCCCTTGCCGGTGTCAACCTGCAACTCGACATAGCGGAGGTCGTTGACCATTTCCGTCATGGGCATTCCCCACAACTCGGCCCTGATCACGCTGCCGTCATCCTCGAACCCGCTATGGGTGCAGATCTTGCCAGTGGACGTCCCGAAATATTGCACCGATCCGGCGGACGCCATGCAGGTTGCAATCCATGGGGCATGGTCGGCCCCAGTGGAGAATTCGCACCACAGGCCAGTTGGGATTTTATAGGCCCAGGTCGTTCCTCCCGCGAGGCGCACCGCGTAGAATTTTGCCCCGCGATCCTCGAAGGCGAACCCGCCCAGAATGGTGCTTTTCGCGAACAATTCGGACAGCGGGTCGGTCGAGATGATTTCAGGCCCTCCGCCGAACGTGCGGTATGCTTTCTTGTCGTCGCCAATCCAATAGACGGCGTTGTCGGACTTGGCGACGGTCTGCGCATTGTGGCACCCACGCTCGATGAATGCCGATGTGTTGCGCGAGAATGGGAATGTCCCGCCGGAGTTGTAAAACGTCTCCGTCGTCTTGGTCCCGAACAGCTTCAATTCCGAGTGGTCGCGGATGATGGCTACCAGCGGATCGGGGTCGCCCTCCGCCGATGCGAAGTCCAGCGCGGCGAATGTGTAGGGGTCATCCGGCCCGGAAACTGCCATCAGGTCACGACGCGCGCCGTCGTCGCCGATCACGATGTAATATCCGTCCATGTAGGCTACACCGACAGGGTTGGTGATCTGCCCTGTGGTGCGGATAGAGACTGCCCCGTCGTAGACGTAATATTTCCCGCCCGACGTGATGGCCACTTTTGAGAACCCCGCCGCCATGACCAGATTGTTTGAATCCTGCACTGCGCCTTCATCCGTCAGCACGCCAGAAGACCTAAGACGCCAGAGCCGCCCCGCCGCAGCGGCGATGATGTCGCCGTCAAGCTCCACCGCAGCCCGGACAATGCCGCCCAGATTGGCTACGGATACCAACCCCTCGCGGACGAGGTGCGCCCCCTGCGTCGGCCCCTGCGTCGAGACGTAGTGCAGGTTTAGGTTTCGCGTCTGGCCGCTGTAGTCCTGCGGCGATGACTGGATGGACCACGGCCCCAACGTCATCGGTGCGACCCGATGAAGACGGATCCGTAATTCTGCCCGGCGATAGCGTCATTCAGCGCCATTGCCGCGCGCTGTTGCAGGCCGGGAATTTGCTTCTGGTAGTCGAACGCCAGCCGCTCGGCGAGGTTCAGAACAATGGCATCCCACCATTCGGACGGCGCGTCGATTGTGTCGCTAATCGAAGCAATGTCTTCCAACTCGCGTTCGCAGGTGATCTCGAACGTCTCGGTCGTGACAGCGGCCAGCGTCGGCCAGACATAGAGCACGGCGGCCTCGCGCTGGCGGTCGTAGTAATAGGTTGTGGGGATGCCCGTTGTCGATTTCTGCGGCAGCAGGTCGTATTCCTCGCCGCTCATCTCCTGCATCGTCAGGTCGATCCCGCCACGCCGGAAGCGCATGGATCTGACACGCAAGGGGCGCGGCGGAAGGAGCGTCTGTGCGGGGCCTGTGACGGGCACCAGCGACAGACGAGTTACCGCCCAGTCCAGCCCCTCGGACGCCTGCAACGCCTTCATCATCCGGTTCAGCGTGATGCGGGCACTGTCCGCCATGTTGGCCGGAGGTGTCGCGTTGACGCTCACGAGGTTGACGGTGCGCATGGCCTCGGTCACCACGTCCAGAACGGTCTTTGTCGCGGTGACAGTCATAGGTCGTCCTCGGTGGTGGTGTTGCCGTCAATTACGGGAGGCTCTGGCGCGACCCATGGCGGGGCCTGCCGGTCTGGCTTGCCGCGCAGGAAGTCCTGCGGATGGCGGTAGTCCCAACAATCGTTCGTCCCGGCCCCCTTGCAGACGCGCAGGCCCGTCCATTCCAGAGCGATCTGGTTGGATTTGAACTTGCGGCCACAACGCTGGCAAATCGCGTTCCATCGGCCCAGAACGAACGTTGTCATCAGGCCGCCGTTACAGCCCGGAAAGAAACGACCAGCGTGCCGTTGAGCGCCTGCGCCGTCGCGTGCTTGTTGATCACGGTGATGACCAGCGTACCGGCGCCGGGCGTCACGGTGCCGATCATCGGCGTCCCTTGGGTGTTGGTCCCATTGGCGACAGACGCCGTGACCACATCCGCCGCAGCAATGGAGGTGTTGGTGATCGTCAGTGTGTAGATCACGTTTTGCGCGGTCGTCAGCGCCTCAGTCGTGACTTTACCGACCTTGGCCGCGAGGGTAGCAGCGCCAGCCGTTGCCGTCGCCGCACCGATCGGGGCTTTAAGCCCGCCCTGCGCGTTGAAGGTTCCGGTGACGATCATATCATTTTTGAAGGTTGTCGTTGCCATTTGATGACTCCTGTCGTGGCAAATGTCGGCTCTGGGCCGTCAGGGGGTATCAAAACTATCAAAACCCCGTTTTAGGTTTTGATATGGGGTAATACCAACTCCGAATTTTGATTTTCAGAGTTGGTATTACTGTCAATTTTGGGGCGGAAGTGACCCCTACTCGTCAAGCTCCCTCCGACCCGATGACGCAGCGCCAGTCATGCCAGAAAGGCACATAGCGTTCGGTCGCCTTCATGCGGGCGTTCGACGTGTCGAAGTCGTTGTCCTGCTCGAAGGCATAGGCGCGGCGCTGCTGGGAAATCAGGCCGTCCTCGATGTCGGTGATGATGAACCACGCATCAGCGTCGCTCAGGTACGGCCAGATGACAGTGCCGCCCGGGAACACGCCTTCCGACTTCATCGCATTGATGTCGTTGTTCGCCGTTCCCGACTGGTTGGTTGACGACAGGATGCGCGCCGCATTCCAGCGGTTTGCCGATGCCGCCACCAGTTTCTTTTCGCGGACCATGATCCGCAGGCCGCGCGAATCCCGCGTGTCTGCAAGTTGGGTCATCGCGTCTTCAAACGCAGCTTCTGACGCATCCGCCGCGACGGTCAACTTGTTGGACTGAGTGCCGTTGACGGTCGGGTGAGCAGTCGAAATCAGGCAAACACCGTCGCCGCCGACATAGCTGGAACTGAAAGCGCGGTTGAGGATGTTCGCGTGCACAACCTCTTTCGTCTGGCGCATGGATCGGGCCAGATTCTTGGCCAGCCGTGCGGCAACCGAACCATACTGGTTGTCCTCGATCGCCACCTGAGTGACGATGGCCCCGAGGCCATAGACCACGTTGGTCGCGCGGGTGACATAGCCTTGCCCGGTACCGTCATAGGTCACGCCAGCGCCCTCAGCGATGATCGCGCCAAGGCCGGTGCTCGTGCGTTCGAGATATTCCTCAAACGCCTTGTCGGACTTGGCCTTTTCAAAGACCTGCGCCCAGATCGGAACACCTTCGTTGTAGGTGTCGCCGCCGATTTTCTTGATCCCCGGCCAAAGTTCTTTGGGATGCGTGCCGCTGGAAATAATCGAAGTCATTTTCTCATGCCCCCCTTAGAAGCCGATGACGTTGTTTGCTTCGGTGTGTTGGTTGATCTTGACCTCGACGCGGGTCCACGCGGACGCGGCCTCGTTGGTCTCGGAGTTGTAGACGCGCTGAATGGTCAGTTGGTTGGACGCATCAGCGGCGGGGACATCCGAGGTGGTGTCAAGCTCGACGCCAGACAGACCCGAAACGGTCGACCCGGCGTTGGTGTAGATCAGAACGGCGTTCAGCCCGACATCTGCGGCGGCGATTGCCCCGTCAGCCTGGATCAGGAACACAACATCGGGGTCATCGCAGACATAGACGATGCGTGCGGTCGACGCGGTGTTGTAGTTCAGGTTCAGGTTTGTCGAAATCGGCGCAAAGCCGACGATGACACCAGTGATCGGGTTGCCGTCGCCAGCCGTCGCCTTGTTGATCTCGGGCAGCGTCCCGATGCCGAACTTGCCAGCGCCGGGGGCGGAAACTTCCGCCGTGTTGCTGGTGCCGGTCTTGACAACAGGATCGCCGATGAACAGGGCGGTCGCGTAGGTGGACGGGACATAGTAGCTGTTGAACGCGCCGTTGTAGGGCGCGCCGTTGCGATGGCGAATGGGCCGAAGCCCGAACGCGCTATCAAGGTTAGCCATTTTCTGGCCTCCATGTGACCCTAGATGGAGATGCCCCCATCAGGGATGTAATCGGAAATCGAAGCGCCATCGCGGTCTCTGCCGCGCCTCAGCATCTTCAGTTGCTCGTCGAGCGCCTCAGCCTTGATCCGCTTGTCGGCCTCGTAGTATGCTTTGGGCTTGCGGCAGAGGTACGCCTTCATCGGCACGTTGTTCGCACCGGCCCCCACCACCTTGGAAATTGCCTGCCCCAGATCGTCGGAATCCTCTTTCACGATTCCGCCACTCTGAGACACGATATCCCAGTCATCCTCTTTCGTCTTCTGGAAGATCCGCGCCGGTTCGTCGTTGATCCAATGGAACTCGTACTTTGCCAGATCCTCATCCGAGATGGACACGCCCAGGCGGGTGCCATGCACGGTTGTGCGCTTCTTGCGGCGACGTTCGCCCATCTCCACGCGGTCGATTTCTTCGCGGGGCG